GTATCAACACAAGCAACTAGGGAAGCTGCAAACATGTTTGAGCCACCTAGAGCAGATCAAGTAGCCTTTGGAGATGCATTAATTCGTTCTGCAGATGTTGCTATGGCAATGTGTAGAGTAGAGGATGAGGAAGATAAGAGATTAATTCAATACCAAAAATACAGAGATGGGGTTCTCGGATCAGATATCTCTATAATGGACTGGAAAGTCGATACAGGACATATAGAAGAAACTGAGGAAGACATTTTTAACAACGGAGACTTTTAAGGAGGCGATATGAAAGTTCTAGGAATGATCATGAAATATTACGGTCTTTTCAATAAGTATTCAGATGTGATACCTGAAGTGGTACAGCTTATAGACACTGCAGTAAAAGCAGTAGAAGATAAGAAAATCACTAAGGCAGAACAGAGTGCTTTGATGAAAGAGTATTGGAAAGTGATTAATAAAATAAAAGAGGCTAAATAATGGTAAATTGGGCACAGTTACTATTAGAAAATGGGATAGACGTACCTAGTGAGCATGAAGAGTTCTCAATTAGGTGTCCTTTCCACAATGATAGTGTAGCCTCGTGTTCAATAAATACTGAGAAAGGCGTATGGATTTGTTTTGCAGGTTGTGGAGCAGGTTCATTAGAAAGTTTTTTAAAAAGATACTTAAGATCTGATGCTATTGATCTAACAAAGTTATTGCTTGAAAGCCAAGCTAACTTTAGTGTTGATATATTTGATGATCTAGAGGAAACTATTAAAGGTAGACCTGAGTATTTTATGGAAGCTGATACATCTAGATTCCCAATATGGGCATATGATAGAGGTTTTACAGAAGAAACTTTAAAGAAGTGGGGATGTGGAACCACAGAGTATAATGATTTGGTTATACCAATACATGATATAGATGATAGACTTGTAGGATCTGTTACTAGAAGGACAAATGCAGTCCCAAAGTATATGTATTCTAAAGGTTTACAGAAGTCTAGAGTTATGTTTGGAGCTAATAAATTAGAAGGACATCATAAATACATTTGTATAACTGAGGGTTCTTTAGATACTATGTGGCTAACACAAAATGGATATCCAAGCATTGCAATTTTAGGAGCAACCATGTCTAAAGCACAATTGGATATACTGCGATCATTACAAACAGAGGAATATATCTTATGTTTTGATAATGATGTAGCAGGACAAAAGGCGATATCAACAGCAATGCTTGACATATCGACCAGTTTTATGGTATCATATATAAAGATGCCAAAGAAATATAAGGATGTACAAGATGTACGTTCCGAGGCATTACTCAAAGAAGTAATAGCAAAACGACATTATTGGTAAAGGAGGATTTACTATGTCAGGAATAGCAAAAATTTTGCAAAAACGTGAAGCAGTATTAAACCCATCAGAGAATCAATCTCTAGGTAAAGAGATTTGGTTTAAAGATGGTGATCAAGCATTTCTTACTCCAGTTGCTTCAGGAGAAGAAGGGGATGCACTATTAGATGAAATCTATCTGTATACATACAGGTCAGGAAACCGATGGATTAATTTATTATCGGATGATTCAGTAGACTCAAGCTCTGTACCATCTGATTCTAGACCATCACATAAGTTTGCCTTTTGGGCATATGTCCACGAAATCATACACTCTGAAAAGAAAATGGATGATTGGGAGGAAATAGAAGGTCCAGCAGGTAAGAAAATGTACAAGCAAACTGTTGAAGATTTCAAAGTCGTACCTTTAGGCTTCGGAAGAAGTGACTACATTTGGAACCAACTTGTAGATGTCTACAATGATTGGGGTAAATTAGACAAAGGTGTAATTAGAATCAAAAGAACAGGTGCAGGTATGTATGATACGTCATACACTATTGCCGCTACAACTAGAGATACAGTTGTACCTGAAGACAGAAAAGCTGAAATCAGTGAATTACCACCTATCAAAGATTACTACATGGATAGATATGGTAACGCACCTGAAGGCGATAAAGAAACTGCTACATTTAGCACTGATGATACAGAGGATGACTTATTTTAAATGATAATCAAAGATCAAAATACATTTAATACAATACTTCCTACGCTGGATAATCATTCAGTTGTGGTGGATGTAGAAACAAATGGTTTTGATTCCTATGGTATACATCAAATATGTGGAATCGGAATCGGATTTGGTAACAACTCAGACTCGTACTACTTCCCTTTCCGACACCAGCAAGTAGGAACTAACCTTCCTAGCGAGTGTTTAACAGCCTTAATTGCGTGGCTGAACAAATCCAAACACCTTGTTGGTTATAATATCAAATTTGATCTCCGATTCCTCGAAAAAGAAGGTTTAGTGATAGAAGATAAAGAATTAGTAGATGTACTTACTATGGTAAGACTAACAGAACCATCTACTGTTAAAGATCTAGATCTTACTAACACTATAAAAAGAAGCTATGGAGAAAGTCATGCTAGTTATGATATAGAAACTAAGAAACTCTTAAGGTCTAATAAGTGGCATAAGGACTTCTCTATGGCTCCTATAGACGTTTTAGGACCTTATTGTGAGAAAGATGTCATCTATACAGCGAAACTGTACAATGACAGGTCTAAATTGATTAAAGATACAAATCAAACTGAAGTTTGGAAGATGCAGATAGCTTTAACTAAAGTATTATATGCTATGGAAGGGCGTGGCATAAAGATAGATAATAATTATGTTAAAGAAACTATGACTCAAATAGAAAATAGGAAGTCTGAAATATTAAAAAGAGTCCTAGATATTGCAGGTAAAGAGTTTAATCTTAATAGCACCCAACAATTAGGCGAAATACTTAATGAAAGAGGTATAACATCGCCTGAGAAGACTGCAAAAGGGCAACAATCATGGAATGAAGCTGCATTAGTGCAGATAAATGATCCAATTGCAGGATATGTAAGACAATATAGAGCTTTAGAGAAGCTAAGGTCTACATATTTAGAACCTTTCCTAGAATTAGATGAATTACATACTACTTTTTGCAATTGGGGTACATTGACAGGCAGATTGTCGTCTAGAAATCCTAATTTACAGAACATTCCTAGAAATCATTTCAATTTAGTTGATAAACAGCTATCTGAAACTGATAAACAGGAACTAAAGGGTAGGATTAACGCTACACTAGCAGCGAAAGGGCAAACAAGTAGAGTAGAAGGACTAAGTGATGAGGTGTTAAACACTTGGACATTCGTTGGGAATGAATCTTTTGATAAATCTCAAGAGGGACAGATAGCAATTAGAAATATATTTGTACCTAGAGAAGATTATTCACTTATATCTTTTGACTACTCACAAATGGAAGTTAGAGTATTTCTAAGTTATCTACAAAACGAAGAAGTAAATCAAATGCTTACAAAGTCTAACGTAGATTTTCATGGAGAAGCTGCAAAACTTGCATTTAATGTTACAGAAGATGACGATACATTTAAGATGTTTAGACAAACTGCTAAAAGCATTACCTTTGGAACTATATATGGCATAGGTAATCAGAAGTTAGGTATACAATTAGGTGTACCATCACAAGAAGCGGCAGATTATAAGAAAAGATACTTTGATGGGATCAAAGGGTCTAGAGAGTTCTTCAATGCAGTAGTTAGAAAAGTAGAATTATTAGGACAGATTAAAAATAAATATGGTAGAGTATATAAAATACCTAAGAACTTAGGTTACAAAGGTATAAATTATCTAGTACAAGGTACAAGTGCTGACATTCTTAACGAAAGAATGATACAAGTACATGGTTTATTAGAAAATTTCAAGAGTAATCTATTATTACAAGTGCATGATGAAATAATATGTGAGATACATAAGGATGAAATAGAGCTATTACCAAACTTAATTAGAGATGTGTTAGTAGAGAATACTCTACGCATACCTTTAGAAGTTGACATAGAGTTATGTGAGCCATCATGGGCAGTAAAGAAAGATTATTCATATACATTATATCATGAAAAAGAATTAGTACATAGTATAGATTGGAGCTAATATGCAAAATTTACGTTTTGATGGAGATGATTACAAACATAGTAGAGATTCCAATAGATTAACAGGACAACTATTACGAATATGGGATGTTATAAAAGATGGTAAGTGGATAACGCTAGAAGAACTTGCAACTAAGTCTGATAGTCCTGCTGCAAGTGCATCTGCTCAATTAAGGAACTTAAGAAAAGAAAGATTCGGTTCTAATGTTATTGATAAAGAACGGATGTCTAATGGTGGGTATAAATATAGACTAAATAATAAACATAATAAATTTAAAATAGAAGATCATATAGATTGGAGCTAACATGGATGTTAAATTAAAGAAAGGCGAAACATTTGAAAAGATGTTAAGACGCTTTAGTAAGAAAGTACAAAAAGATGAGTTGATAGATACTTATAGGAAGAAGCAAATCTTTGAACCTAAAAGTGTAAAACGACAACAACAAAAGGCAAACAAATTAAGAAAAAGTAGGGAATCATGAATCTACAGGATAAATTAACTGAATACTTAGAACCAACTGAAGAATCGGTTATGTTATATGATGAGTATGAAGATGCTTTTATTGGACTAGGATATAAACAATTTAGAGGTCCAGTAGCAGTTTATGATGCATCAAAGTGCATAGACATACTAACAGAACAATTTAAAGAAGATCCTGATTACGATGGAGATGAAATGGATGCTTTAGAAATGGCAGTAGAGTATTTTGATTACAATACAATGGGTGCGTGGTATGGAGAAGATACACCAGTCTTTGTAACAGCTACTTTAGAAGAAATAGAAAATAATGTAGGAGAATAGTATGACAGCAGGATGGGTAAACCTAAAAGCTCCTTATGATTTTACACAAGGAGAATGGGAAGATTACAAGAAGAACTACCCAAATTTATCTTGGGGAGAATATAAACAAATGAAAGAATGGGATGTAGAAAACAGAATGGCAAAAGTATCTAATAAAAAGTATAGCTTTATAGAAGCATACAATAATCCAATTGATCCTGACCATTACTATTTTGAAATAGAACCATGGGATTTTATACATGCAAATAAACTTGACTTTGCACAGGGAAATGTGATAAAATATATATGTAGGTATAAAAATAAGAATGGTATTGAAGACCTCAAGAAAGCAAAACAATACATAGAAATGTTAATTGATAAGGAGCTAAAGCATGATTCCAATAAGAAAAAATAATGGTACGGTTGTAGGACAATATAATCCATCGACTAATATATTTATGAGAGATCGTAAAGACTCATCTACTTTAAATTTGACACATTTAAAAGATAATGATGGTAATAAGGAATTCGAGGCATCAACTTTTGATGAGCATTTAATAACAAATATAAAAAAAGCAGTAGTTGACTCTGGTAATAATTTAGATACGTTAGTTCTAGTGGATAATGTTAAAGAACTAAATATTACACGATCAATATCATATAAAGATTTTTTAACACATACAGATAATCTAAAAAAATTATTTTTACATAGAGGTAGAAATCCATATAATTATAAACAATATGAAATATTAATAAGGCACATGAAGAAGGAGGCAAATGGCAAGGCGTAATTGGAGAAAATGCTACGACTGTGGCGTAAAGATAAATGTAAAGAAACAAGCAAAGTCTGGACACGATTATGATTGTACAGCTTGCTACTTAAAAGAGAGAAGGAGAGCTAGAAGAGATGGCTAAAATAGGCGTAAAATTAGGATTCACTTATAGAGTAGGAGACCTAAACAACAATCAATATGGAAGAATAGATTTAGATATACATGATATAGATACTGATCTTCCTTTAGATGAACAACTTGATAAATCAAAAGAATATGCTGATAAAATATTTGAATCAGTAAAAGAACAAGTAGATACAAATTTGGATAAGATTTTGGAGGAGACTAATGAGTGAAATGACTAGAGCAAAAGTATTAGAAGATGTCTTAAAAGAAAGAGAAAGACAGGATTCCATGTATGGCGATCAGACTAAACATTCAGATATGTATTGGAATGTGATTGCCACAGAAGAAAATGGAGAGGTAGCTAGAGCAATATGGGAAGAAGATGATGGACACATGTATGAAGAAATTATACAAGCATGTTCTGTTTACTTTGCATGGGCAGAAGCTATTAGAACTAGAGGTGATAAATGAAAGACACAGCAGAAAAAGCAATACAAGATTTGCTAAAAGATAAAAATCTTAACTTAACTATGGGTGATAGTAATGTATTTGACTATGGTAGAATACCTTTTGGTATACCAGCATTAGATACTTTAACAGGTGGTGGCATACCAAAGAAAAGAATGACCTTAGTATATGGTCCGACTAACGTAGGTAAGTCATACTTATCATCTCAAATAGTTGCACAAGTGCAGAAACAAGGTGGTAGAGCAGCTTGGATAGATACAGAACTATCATGGGATGCTGATTGGATGGCTAAATGTGGTATAGATGCAGGTGCAGTGGTG